CACAAACGCGCACGACAGGCCCAAAACGCGTTTTTGTGCATACCCCAATTATGTGGAGTTGGGATGGGTGGGATAGGGAGTGGACCGCAGCGACCGGCGAAGCGTCGCTCCGGCGCGGTGAAACTGCACACGCCGAAGGAGATGCCTGAAGGGGCAAAGCCGTACTTTCGGTTCATGGCGCAGCGCGCATCTGATCACGGGCTAACCCAAGCGGACGTGCCGATGCTGGCGCAGTTGGCTAATGCCCTATGGCTTGCAGACAGGGCAGTCATGCTCATGGCGGAGGATGGGATCCTGATGACGGACCAGGCACATGGCGATGGCACAGAGAAGCGAAAACATCCGGCATTCACGATCTGGAGGAACGCGGTGTCCACGGCGGACACGATCGCGAAACAGTTCGGGCTGACGCCGGCCGCCCGCGCGCGCCTGGGGCTCGACGAAGGTGGTGAGGGGCCGAGCCTGGCCGACGTGCTCTTTGGGGAGGTGGTTGGGCATCGTGAAAATCAGTGAGTGGTGGCTGGAATCGTACCTGCCGGATGGAGGAGAGACGTTCATTGATGTTGGCGCGAACCGGGGGGAGTGGAGCGCCGCGCTGGCTCCGCGATTCCGACGCGGCTATGCGATTGAGCCGAATCCGGATTTGTTACCGGTACTCATGGAGACGCTCCCTGCAAATGTGCATGTTCTACTCGTCGGCGCGTGGAGTTATGCCAGGTACATGGATTTCGCGAAATACGAAAGGGACGTGCACCTGTCTGCGGTCTTCCTGGATGGAGGGATCGGTACCGGGACGGCGATAGGTCGACGTAGTCTGTTCTGCCAGCCGCTCGACAGAATGCCGATCGAGGGGAGAGTGGACTTTGTAAAGGTCGACGTGGAAGGGGCTGAGGTCGAGGCACTGCGGGGTGCACGGGCGATGATCGAGCATGACCGGCCGCACATGATCATCGAAGTGCATCACCAGGAGAGTCAGGTTTGCGACATGATGGAGGGCTGGGGGTATCAGTTGTCAGTCGTGCGTCACCCGGATTACGACGAGGGCGGTGAGCTGTGGAACCGTCACTTCTGGTTGGTGTGCGATCCGCTGTGAACCGTGAGCGAGGAGTACTACTTCGATGAGCGCGCTGCCGAAGCCGCTGTGCGGTTCTTCGAGCGTGTCCTGCGACATACAAAGGGACAGTGGGCCGGGCGTCCTTTTGAGTTGCAACCATGGCAACGGGAGGATGTGGTACGACCGCTATTTGGATGGCGGCGCGCCAGCGATGGGCGGCGAAGATACAGATACGCGTATCTGTCGTGGCCACGGAAGAACGGGAAATCGACGCTGGCCTCGGGTTTGGCACTCTATCTGCTGATGGCGGACGGTGAAGGCGGCGCGGAAGTGTATTCGGCCGCGGCTGACAGGACACAGGCGGCTATTGTGTTTGACCAGGCAAAGGCATTCGTAGGAGAAAGCCCGCTGCTTCTGAAGGCTGGTGCGAAGCCGTTCCGGCAGGAGATTCGTGCGCTCAATCATTCGTTCTATCGGGTGCTCAGCGCGGATGCGTTCACGAAGCATGGTCTGAATCCGCATGGCGTGGTCTTCGACGAGCTGCACGCCCAGCCCTCGCGAGACCTCTACGATGTACTGCGCACGGGCATGGGCGCTAGGAGGCAGCCGGTCTTCGTGATGATCACGACGGCCGGCTACGACATGGAGTCGATTTGTTTCGAGCAGTATGAGTACGCATGCCGGGTGCGCGACGGGACGATTGTCGACGATGAGTACTTCGTGCATATCACCGAGGCGGATCGGGAGGACGACTGGACTGCCCCATCCGTGTGGCGCAAGGCCAATCCGAGTCTGGGCGTGACGGTGAGCGAAGAGTTTCTGGCCGCTGAATGCAAGCGGGCGCTGGCGTCACCCGCCTACCAGAACACCTTCCGTCAGCTCTATCTGAACCAGTGGGTGAGCCAGGAGAGCCGCTGGCTGGATATGCGCATATGGATGGAGTGCTCGACGCCGCTTCCCGATCTTACAGGGCGAGAGTGCTATGTCGGGCTGGACCTGGCGAGCACGACGGATGTGGCGGCGTGGGTGGCCGTCTTTCCGCCTGTCTCGGAGGGCGAGCCGTGGTGGGTGGAGCCGCATATGTACGTGCCCGGAGACAACCTGCGGGAGCGTGGCCAACAGAATCGGGCTCCGTATACGCTGTGGCGGGACCAAGGTCACCTCGTGGCCACCGAGGGCAACGTCATCGACTATGCGAGCATCGAGCGAGATCTGCTCGGGTTTGCTGAGACTCATGTGGTGCGACAGGTGGGTGTCGACACGTGGAATGCGCAGCAGATGGCGCAGAACCTGACTGCGGCGGGCCTGGAGACGTGGGCGGTGCGGCAGACGTTTGCGGGCTTGTCGGCGGCGACAAAGGAACTGGAGCGGCTGGTGCTGGCGCAGGAGATCGGGCATGGGGGGCATCCGGTGCTGCGCTGGATGGTCGACAACGTAACGGTGGTGCGCGATGCGGCGGAGAACCTGAAGCCGGACAAGAAGCGGAGTCGAAACAAGATCGATGGTGTCGTGGCGCTGCTCAATGCTCTGGACAGGGCGATGCGTCGAGAGGGTAAGGGGCCGAGTGTGTACGACCAGCGCGGCGTGCTCGTGATCTAGGAGGATGAGATGCAGGATCGGATTGAGTTGCGGGTGCGAGGGTGCTTGCTGGGAGTGATTGTGGGGGGGACGGCGCTGCATGTGAAACGTGGCCATCACATGTATGAGGTGGATTGGGGGCGGACGCTGGCCGAGGGCGCGCCCGTGATCTTCGAGCGAGTGCTACATCCGGAGGGAGTGGAAAACGAGGAAGCGAGAATGGAGAACGATGCGAATCTTGTTGAGCAGTAATGCGCCATGGTGCAGGACAGGCTATGGAGTACAGGTTTCCAGTCTGTTGCCCCGATTGAGTGCACTTGGATGCGTCGGAGGGGCAGCGAATGTGGCGATGTTCGCGTGGTTTGGCGTGAATGGCGGAATCACGCAATGGGGGCCGCATCTGGTCTACCCAGGACATGGTCATCCCTACGGCATCGACGTCATCGGGCACCACGCCAAGAATTTCGGGGCGGACGTGGTGATCACTCTGATCGATGTTTGGACGCAGGAAGGCGTTGCCGAGAAGGTTGCGCCGGCGAAATGGGCGCCGTGGTTTCCCGTGGATACGGAACCGGTGTCGCCCAAGGTGCTGGAAAGTCTGGAAGGCGCTGCGCTGCCCGTGGTCTACTCGAAGTTCGGCCATCGAATGCTGCGGGATGCGGGCGTGCAGTGCGCCTATGTGCCGCATGGAGTGGAGCCGGATATCTACAAGGTGCTGCCAGACCCTGCGATTGCGACGTTTCGGAGAGAGGTACTGCGCGACGCCGGGCATGTGACGGTGATGGTGGCTGCGAACAAAGGGTTTGATCGAAAGGCATTTCAGGTGCAATTGCGCGCATGGGCCGCCTTTGCGCAGGACGAACCAGGCGCGGTGCTCTACATCCATACCGATCCCACGACGGAAGCGGCTGGGGTTGACCTTGGCGAGCTGGTCGAGGCGCTGGGCATCACAGATCGGGTGATCTTTCCCGACCGTTACTCCTACTATCTGGGGTATCCGGCAGAGTACATGGCAGCGCTCTACAATGCGGCGGATGTGCTGTTGGCGGCGTCGATGACGGAGGGGTTCGGGATTCCCATTATCGAGGCGCAGGCGTGTGGAACGCCAGTCATCGTAACCGATTTTGCATCGATGCCGGAGTTGCTGCGCTGGGGAACCGCCGTGGCGCCAGCTGACATCTACTGGACGTCGCTGAAGTCATGGTGGGCGTGGCCGGACTGGCGCGCCATTCGGGATGCCCTGGGCAATGCAGGGCGGATGAAGGGGGCGAGCACCACTGAGCGCCGCAATGCGGTGAGCAGCGCAGTACATAAGCAGTTCGCATGGGACGTGGTCGTAGAGGGGCACTGGAAACCTGTACTTGAAGAACTGGCGGGTGGAAGATGAGGTGTGATGGCCGTGAGTGATGCGATGGTGGGGGCTGGTGCGGCGATGATTGGGCTAGGTATCTATTTCCTGATGGGGTGGCCTGCGGTACTGGTATGGTGTGGTGTATTGGTAATGGTGATCGGTGTGGCGGAAGCGAAGAGGAGAACAAGATGAATGGATTTCGACTGCCGGGCGTGATATGGAGTGCGCTGTTGGTGGCGCTGCCACTGCTGTCGGTGTGGCTGGCGGACTCGTTCCCGGGCGCGGTGTGGGTGACGCCGGTGGCGGGATTGCTGCTGATCATTGCAAAAGTGGTGGCGGTGTTTGCGGCGGCGGACGGGGTGACGAACCCGCCGCCGGGCGTGGATGCTGCGGCTGCGCCAGTGAGGACGAAGCAGAACGTGTGGTGGGGATGACGCAGGTGTGAGCGTCGCGGAATCGAATAGAGGAAGGAAACGCCCCTGGTCGCTCTGACCGGGGGCGTTTTGCTTTGCAGGCGCAAAATTTTAAGGTTGAGTTTTCCTGAAACTATAGACACGCCGCTATAGTATATGCTATACTGTGGGTGTCAGACGAAAAAGCGAGCCGGCCAGTGCAGGAACACCGACCGGCCCCAGGCAGACGGGGACAGAGGCCCCGAACACCATGACAACAGAGAATACCCCAACCATCCCGAATCTGCCCAGCAATGCAAGTCTCACCCAGCGCAGCAGCGGCGCCTGGGCTTTGCGCTGCCCATACGAAGAGAACCTGCCCGCCGCCCTTAAGCGTCTCGGCGGCACGTGGGACGGCGGGAAGAAGGTATGGGTCATCCCTGCCGACAGCCTCAAGAAACTCGACGAGATGTTTGCGCGGCGCGCCAAGGCCGCGAACAGCCCCGAGGCCGTCGCCCGCCGCGACGCCGAGCAACGCAAGGTCGCCGTGACCTGGCTCGGTTACGTCGAGGAGGCTGCCCGGGAGGGGCGCCTCTACGAGAACGGAGTGAAGAAGCTCCGGGGCGAGCTCAACATCGCCCGCTGGCCGGAACTTGTCGAGCGGCTCGACAAGGCCATCGCCAACGCCCGCCAGACCCGCCAGGGGATGGAGGCGGGCTGGGCCGCCGAGAAGGCCGCCAAGAAGGCCGAGGGCGACCGCAAGCACGCCGAGGCCGCCGCCCATCGCGACCTCTTCCCCGTCGAAAACCTGCCCGCCCTCAACACGCCGGTGCGCCGCGGCAACGCGGTCGTAGTCTACACCGGCACGGGCAGGGCGTGGTATCTCAGCGGCGAGGATGGCGACGGTTGGGCGTCGCCGGACTGTTGGGATACGCAGGTTGCCTACGCCTACTGGCGCGAGGCGACCGAGGCCGAGATCACCGCCCTCGTCGAGCGGGAAGCCGACGCCGCTGCCCTGCGCGAAGTCGAGCGCAACCGACAGGATCGCAGCCGACAGGCTATCCAAACCATTCGGGACATCAACGACCGCCCCGAACACCCCGAAGTTGCGGGTGAGGAAGTCGCGAACACCCGCAACATCTACGGCGGCGGCCACCGCATCGTCGTCGGCGCAGACTGGATTTGGTACGTCCAGGGCAACGGCGCGGACGGCGCTGACTGGAGCGCCAACAACCTGCCGGGCGAGATCGCCTGGCGCGCCCCGTACAGCGACGAGCTGGCCGCGGCGATTGTTGGCGGCTCTATCATGTAGTTTCAGGGGGCCGGGCAACCGGCCCCCACGGTAATGCGGGTAGCCGGTCGCAACCCCGGCGGAAGACGCAGAGCGACGCAACAAACAAGCCGGGCAACCGGCACCAAGAACAAGGGGAAACGACATGAACGACAACATGATGGAAGAAATCGATGTGGTCAACGTGGCGGGCAAGGTCATCGCCGAGTTCACCTTCCGCGGCGAACCGCGGAGGGTGAAATTGGGTGACGTTGTGCACTATGCGCCGGCAGCTCACATGGCAATCTTCGAGGCGAAGATCGCCTCGGAGATGGAAAGCCTCCGGGCGCTGCTCGATGGCAGCGCCTATGTGATTGTTAGCCGCCACCCGGCGGCGGTCGCTTTCGTCCGGGCGGAGATGCCGGAAACGGCAAATAGCCCGGTGCTGGCGAGCGCCCGCGCCGATGATGTGCGGGGGAAGATTGTCATCGGCAATCTCCCCCTGCACCTGGCTGCGCACGCTCGCGCAGTCATCGCCGTCGAGTTTGACGGCGAGGCCCCCCGCGGTGTCGAGTACACCGCGGAAGATATGCGGCTGGCGGGAGCCAGACTGCGGACATACACAGTACTCGGTGGAGCCACCGAGTACTGTGTGAGCGGCGATGGTGGCGCTGCTATCGCCACCATCGACGACAAATTCGCGTGGATGCTCCCGCCCGCTGGGGCGTCCACCACCGACGAAGCTGCGGGCGGGCGGCTCAGCCTGTCGATGCTGGCGATATGACCCACATCGATGCCATGCTCGAAAGCCTGCTCCCCCACGGAGCAGGCAGTCTCACTGCGGAGCGCCTGCGCTGGGCGCTCGAACAGGTGGCGCAGGAAGCCTACACTGAGGGGCGCAGCACCGCGCTCCTCAGCCTGCGTACGGTCGAGGACGCCGCTGCTGCGTGGGGCGTCAACCGCCAGCGCGCCAACGCTCACGTCCGACGACTGCACGAGCGGTACGCCGTGGGCATGCGCATCGGAGCGCGGGCGTGGATACTCACGCAGGAGGAAATCGCCGCGCATCCGCCCGGCCCGCCGGGCAGGCCGCGCAAGGTGGCGGCCAATGACTGAGACACCGCGTCCCCTGCGGCATCTGGCCACGGCGATGTACAGGTACCCCGATCTGGCGCGCTTGGTCGACGACTTCCGCGCCGGCAAGGGCAACGACCTGCCAGACTGGCCGGATTGGTGCTTCATCCCCATGGCGGCGTGGGCCAGCGTCGTCCACTCACGCGGCGGGCTGGACGACGCCGGCGACATTGCCATTCTGGGCGCGCTCGCGCCGTGGCGCTATACGCAGGGTATCTACCAATTTGACGCGGATCTCCTCGACGCGCTGCTCGCCACCGAGCTGACCGGCATCATCCCAGCGCCCGTGCTGCTGAGGCTGCCGCAGTGGAGCATCTATGTCGAGTTGACAGCGGGGAGACTCACCTGGCAGGGGGCGGCGCTGCACGGCTTCTGGGCGTCGTTGGAGTGGGACGCCAACGATGGCCGTCACGAGTTGCGCCTGCTGCTCGACGCCGCCGACGGGCTGCAGGCCGTACCGTTGCATCTCGGCCACTATACCGTGGTCGAGTCACTGCGCCGCATGATCGCCGAGGCGCAGCGTGTCGCCGCGTCGATGGGGCTGGATGCACCGCCATCCGAGGGCGTAGCGCAGGCGATGGCGGCCGACCTGCCGCCACTCCTCTCGCTGCTGCTCTATCTCTGCTCGCAGGAGCCCGAGATCGACGACGCACGCGAACCGGGCAGCAGTCCGCACAACCCGCAGGCGCGGCGCGTCAAGACCGGCTGGCGGCTCTTCCCGCCGGACAAACCCACGGTGTGGCTCGTCGGCGCGCAAATCGGAGAGCAGTTGCGCGCCGACGAGCGGCAGGAGCCCATCGCGCCGCACGAAGGGGAGCCGCGCCACGTGCGGGCCCACGTGCGGCGCGGCCATTGGCACGGCTACTGGACGGGGCCGCGCGATCCGGCGCGGGAGTCGGAGCGGGGATTTGTCTACCACTGGCTGCCGCCGCAGGTGGTTGGCGGCGAATAGCGTGGGCTATCCTTCGCAACCCCAGCCGTCATGGTCGCCATCGAAGCGGTGGGGGTCGCCGCCTACGACGCGGAACATGCGCGGGCTGATCTGGCCGCAGTCGAGATCGGGCGGCGGAGGGGGGATACAGACGTCAGGATAGTGGGGATCACAGTTGCCGCCACTGCGTGCAGGGGCGTCGGGGACGGCAGTGGGCGGTGGGGGAGGCAGTGCTGCGGTAGGGAGTGGAGGCACGGGCGTGGGAATCTGGACTGTTTCGACACGGGGGGGTTCCGTGGTCGGTGCGGCAACCGCGGGTACGTTGGGAACTCCGGCTACCAGAAAACCAGCGATCCATGCGCCTGACGCGAGTTGGTACCATGCATCGTTGCCGACGGTTGTCTGCCCGGCGATTTTCAGTGGAGCGCCGGCATCCACGCCGCCGACGATTGGGAAGGTTGTGCCCGGGCCGGCGCGCAGGTTGGCTGAGCGGGCAGCGGACGGTCCAGCAGGCGACTGAGGCGCGGGCGTCGGCGTCGGCAGAGTCACCGTGCTGGTGCGTGCGGCCAGGGGTACGAAGCGCGCGCGCACGGGGCGGTGGTCGCTCTTGAGCTGGTCGTCTGGAAAGTCGCCCGGCTCGACGACGACATCGGAGATTGCCTGCCACTGCTGGGCGGCGCCGGAGACAAATACGAAGTCGAGTATCTCGTCGTAGGTGCAGGGCAGATTGTCGGTGCACTGCGTGGGCACCAGTCGTTCGGGGCGCACCCATTGCCAGATGCCATCTGCCGTCATGTTGTCATAGCCGGTATCGTGGTCCGCCTCGCCGTTGTCGTAATCCCAATCAAAATTATAGTCGCCGGCGGCGATGACGGGGATGGTTTGCGAGCGCGCCCACTCATTGAGAAGCGTCGCCTGTCTCCAACGCTCGTCGTCGCGGGAGCGGTAGAGATGATTGTTCATGAGCAGGAACGTTTCGCCACTCAGTTTGTCGCGCAACTGGAGCACGAGGGGGGCGCGGGCGTTGCCGGTGGTGTTGATGTGGGCTATCTCATAGCCGTCGAGAAGTTGAAAACGATCGGCGTTGAAAATGGTGAGGAGGCGCAGGTCGCGGCCGGAATCGCCGAGGATGGCCGTGTAGTTGGCGTTTTCGCCGTCTTCAACAGCCGCCGCGATTGCTGATGCGGCATTGGCGCGCCACACCTCCTGCAGCATCCAGATTTCGATCCCGTCGAAGGTGCGGATACGGTCGGTTATGGTGGAGAGGTCTGCATCGTCGAGACCGGTGTTCCACGTGACGATGTCGATGGGAACGGGAGGCTGGGCGAAAACAGGCTGGGCGAACGGGGCGAAGGCCAAGACGATCGCGATGACCACTACGCCGGGGAGTCGCAGTCGGTACATGGGGCGTCCATTCTGCTTTGTTTTGACTTGTCGCGGGTGAAGGATTGTGCCACTACAGTATCGCACTGGACGCGCTACCTGTCAAAGGCTTTGATAACTGGGACTGATGGGGGATGCCGCGCACACACAGAAAAAGACGCTTGACCGCGGCGAACGTGTGTGCTAGAGTATGGAAAGTAGCCGGTTGGGACTACGGTCGTAATGACCGATTCCGGGGGGAGATGTCCTAACCGGCCCATATAAGAGAGCGCGAGACGCCGAGAGATGATTCTCGGCGTCTTTTTGCGTCTGGCAGTCGGCGCCGGGGTGCGCTTCTCCATGTGGAGAGGCGTGTATGAGGGAGATGGAGCTGGCGTGGGCGCTGAACCACGGATGGGACTCGTCGAGCGTTGGCTGGGTGGTCAGCCCATGGAAAAACGCAGCGATCTGAATGCGGCCCTGGTGGGTCTGCTCGATGGCGCGCGTTCGGCGGCAGGCGTGTATGTGTCAGAGGAGAGCAGCCTGCGCAATACGGCGGTGCTGGCGTGCGTGCGCATCCTGAGCCAGTCGACGGCGATGCTGCCACTACCCGTTTATCGCCGGCTGCAGCCACGGGGAAAAGAGCGGGCGCCGGATCACCCGCTGTATCCGCTGCTGATGGAGCAGGCGAATCCGGAGATGACGGCGTTCGAGTTGCGACGGTGGCTGATGCAGCACGTGCTGCTGTACGGCAACGGGTACGCCGAGATCGAATGGTCGAACGGGGGGCAAGCGCGGGCGCTATGGCCGCTGGTGTCGGCGCAAATGCGCGTGGAGCGACGCAACGGCGCGTTGGTCTACTTCTACACGCTGCCGGCGGGAAAGACAATCGAACTGCCGGCGTGGAAGGTGCTGCACCTGCGGGGGATGTCGGGGAATGGGGTGATCGGTTTCTCGGTGGTGCGGCAACTGATGAGCGAGCCGATTGGACTTGGCCTGGCGATGCAGGAGTACGGCGCGCGGTTCTTTGGCAACGGGGCCCGACCTGGGATCGTGCTGGAACACCCTGGGACGCTGAGCGACAAGGCGTTCAAAAACTTGATGACCTCATGGAGTAACGCGCATGAGGGGCTAAGTAACGCACATCGACTGCGAATCCTTGAGGAGGGCATGAAGGTCAACGTGCTCTCTGTGCCGCCCGAAGAGGCGCAGTTCCTGGAATCGCGGCAGTTCCAGGTGACGGAGGTCGCGCGGGCATTTGGAGTGCCGCCGCACCTGATTGGCGATCTGGCGCGGGCGACGTTCTCCAACATCGAGCAGCAGTCGATGGATTTCCTGCAATACTCGGTGGGACCGTGGCTGACGCAGATCGAACAGACGGTGCATGCGCAGTTGATGCGGGCGAGCGAACGCAAGACGTACTTTGTCGAGCATCTGCGCGATGCGATCCTGCAGGCCGACACGGAGACTCGCTACAGGGCGTATTCCGTGGGGCGGCAGTGGGGGTGGCTGAGCGCGAACGACATCCGCGAGCGGGAGAACATGAATCCGATCGAGGATGGTGACGTCTATCTTTCGCCGATGAACATGGCGCCGGCGGGGGAAGAGCCTGACGCAGAGGCGCAGGGACGCAGAGAAACGCAGAGAAGTGCGGTGACAGGTGATAGGTCAGAGGTGATAAGTGACACGCCAGAGGTGACAGGTGATCGGGCGTGGGTTGGGGTGATTGTGGAGGATGGGGCGCGGCGGCTGGCGCGGCGAGAGATGGCGGACCGACGACGCGGGCGCAGCGGGTTTGAAGCGGAGATTGCTGTGGCGGCCGTCGACGTGTTCCGCCCGGTGCTACGGGCAATCGGCGCAGATGGGCTAGAGGATGCGGTGCAGTGGGCCGTGGCCGACATGATGGCCGCGCCGGCGGTGAACGAAGAGGAACGGGCCAGGCAGATTGCCGAGGCCGTGCTGGAAGTGCTGCGGGGAGGTGCGTAGTGGAACGGCGAATTGTGGATGGCGGCTTTGCGGTGCGGGCCGAGGACGAGAACAAGACGCGCAAGCTCGTAGGCTACGCATCGGTGTTCGACAAACTCAGCCAGGTGATCTGGGGTTTCCGGGAGAAAGTCGCGCCGGGCGCGTTCGCCGAGACCGTTGGCGATGACGTTCGGGCGCTGTGGAACCACGACACGGCGTTTGTGTTGGGGCGGACGACGGCGGGGACGCTGTTGCTGGTCGAAGACAAGATGGGGCTGTGGGTGGAGATCACGCCGCCGGAGACGCCGCTGGTGGAGTCGTTTTTGGCGAGCGTGGAGCGGGGCGATGTGAGCCAGATGTCGATTGGGTTCCGCGTCCTCGAGGACGAGTGGGACGAGGACGAGGAAGGCCAGCTGATCCGGACAGTGAAAAAAATCAAATTGTATGAGGTGAGCCCTGTGACGTTTCCGGCCTATCCGGACACGGAGATTGCGGTGCGCGAGCTTTACGGCGACCAACCCGACGCAGAGGCGCAGAGGCGCAGAGGGACGCAGAGAACAGCGGAGGAAGCGCCTGACACAGAGGCGCTGGGGCAGGAGAGGGAGACAGAGGAACAACAGGATGAATCGAACGAGCGGGCGCTCGACGAGATAAAGCGTGAGTCCGTGCTGCGGGCGCAGGCGGAGGAGCGTAATCGGATGGAGATGAAGGTGAAGATTGCGGAGGTTGGGAATGGACGTCATTGAGATGCGCCGAAATCGAGCCGATCTGGTTACACAGGCGCGGAGTCTGTCGGCGGGCGAGATCACGGATGAAGTACGCGGGCAATTTGATGCGCTGATGGCGGAGATCGAGGCGCTGGATGCCGACATCGCGCGCGCCGAAAGGCTGCAGGAGGCCGAAGTGCGAAGCGCGCATCAGCAGCAGGCGGCGAGCAACGCGCCGGCGGTGCATCGGCGCCGGACTCCGGACACGGAGGAGGGCGTCTTCTGCAGGTGGGTGCGCTCGGGCGACGTGGCGGCGATGCGGGAGCTCGCAGAGTTCCGGGCGAGCAATGACACGACGATGAATGTGACGACGCCGGCAGACGGCGGTTATCTCGTGCCCACCGGGCATTACAACCAAATCGTCGAACGGCTGCGGCCCCAGGCGCTGCACGAGCGTTTGAACGTGCGGGCGATCCCTGGCTCGGAATTGACGGTGAACGTGCCTGTGGACGACGAGTCTGATACGGGCGAGTTCGTGGCCACGAGCGAGTCGGGTCCGTTCGATCGTGATGCGCCCGCGGTGAATCAGAAGGCAATGACGTTGGCGATGTACACGAAGAAGGTGGATCTCACCTACCAGTTGCTGCAGGGCGAGGACAGCGGGCTGATGGCCTTCCTGGCGCGCTATGTGGCGGATGGTATGGCGGCAACGCTGAACAAACTGCTGGTAACGGAGGCGCTGGCGAACGGCACGGCCGGTCTGACGTTCGACGCGGCAACGGCAATTGGCGGGGCGGAGATCCCTGAACTGCTCTACAAGCTGCCGGCGCGCTACGCCGCGGGGGCGGATGTGGCGTGGTTGATGCGGCGGGCGACGGAGGGCTATCTGCGCGGCCTGCGCGACACGAGCCACTTTGTGTTCAACCCGGTGCTGGATCAGGCGCGGGGGCAGGGCGGATCGGGTGCATGGCTGTGGGAGGGATTGCCTCTCTACAGCGACGACAACATGGGGGCCCTGGCTGCGAGCGGCAAATCGGTGCTGATCGGCAACTGGGCGTATATGGGGATGCGACTGCTACCTGGGCTGACGCTGGTGCGTGATGACCTGTCGCGGGCGGCCTACGGCGAGATCATCCTGAACTATCGGTTCATGGCGGTCTTCAAGGTGCTGCAGGCGATTGCATTCCAGTACGGCACGCATCCGACTGCCTAGGGCGATGCGGGTACTGGCGTTCACGCCGACGTATGGCACGGCGCTGCGGCCAGAGACAGTGGCCTCGGTGGTGGGGCAGCAGTGGGCCGGCGAGGTGGTGTGGGAGGTGGGGCGGCGCAATCCGTACCCGCCCCCGAACCTCCGCAATGTGTTCGAGCAGTACCAGAGAGGACGGGCGCATGCGCTGGATGGCGGGTTTGATGCGCTGCTGACGGTGGAGCATGACATGGTGCTGCCCGCCGACGCGCTGGCGCTGCTGTGGGAGGCGGATGCTCCCGTGGCGTATGGGGTCTATCTGTTGCGGCACGGCTCGAATGTGGTGAACGCGTGGCAATACATCGGCGGGCGCAACCTGGGGTCGAGTCTGTCGCTGTACCCGGAGGAATTGAGGCGGGCGCGAAGGCAGGGTGTGGTGGAGGTGAGCGGCGTAGGTTTTGGCTGCACGCTGATTCGCCGCCCGGTGCTGGAGCGTATCCCGTTCCGGCCCGACGGCGAGCAGGCGCCCGACATCCCATTTGCGACGGACTGCGTGAGAGCGGGACTCCGGCAGGTGGCGCACTTTGGGGTGTTGTGCGGGCACGTGCATGAGGGGGAGGTGCTGACAGTGGACAGCAGCCAGGGACGGCAGGTGCAGGTGCGGGCCCTGCAGGATGTGACGGCGTTGGTGCAGGGGGCGGCGGTGCGACTGACACGCGGCGAGACATACACGATGAGTGCAGGGGAGGCGGGCGAGATGGTGCGTGCTGGCTATGTCTCTGTAACTGGTGTTGTCGACGGAGTCGAGCACGCGGTGGATGCGGGGGCGATGGCTCGGGAGAAGGCGACGGGTCCGGCGCAGAGGAAGCGGCGAACGGCGTGACTGCTTAACGCAAGGACGCAATGGCCGCAATGGCGCAAGGAACTGCAACCGCAAGGGGCGGTCTCTGCGGCGCTGTGGCGAGGGGTTGCGTGGGGGTGAGATGGCGCTGGTGGAGGTTGTGACGCGAACCTATCGGAGGCCGGGTCTGCTGCAGCGGAACATTGCGAGCCTGACGCGGCAGAGCGACGACGACTGGCAACAGGTATTCCTCGTCGACACGGTGGGGCTCGGCGTGGGAGCATCCTACCAGCGCATGGCGCATCACCAACCGCTCGGCGAGTGGGTGTGGGTGCTGGATGACGATGATGAATGCATCCATCCCGGTCTGGTGTCGGACGTGCGGCGAATTGCTGGCGAAGAGCCAGAAGTGCGCGTGATCATGGTGCGGATGGACCACGGCGGCGGTCTGGGCGTCCTGCCCGATGACCTGGTATGGGGCAAGGCGCCGATTCTGGGTCATGTGGGAGTGTCGTCGTACATCGTTCGCCGGGATGTGTGGATGCGGCATGCACATGCGTTTGGGAGTGGGCGGTACGCAAGCGACTTCGACTTCATCGCCGCGGTATTCGACGCAGAGGCGCAGGGACGCAGAGGGGCGCAGAGAGAAGGGCCGTTTGTGGTGTGGCACGACGTGGTGGCGAGCAAGTGCATGGTGCGCGGGCAAGGCCGGAGCGAAGCGGAACTGGCGGTGACGACGTGAGGGCAGTGACGTGGCAGCGGGTGTCTGGCCCGGCGGAAGAGCCTTTGACGACGGCTGATCTGAAGGCGCATCTGCGCGTGAGCGTGAACGATGAGGATGACCTGCTCGGCGAATATGCGCGCGCGGCGCGGGAGTGGTGCGAGGAGTATACGGGCAGGGCGCTGATGACGCAGACGTGGGATGCGTACTTTGCGGAATGGCCCAGAGATGGATGTTTTGATCTGCCCAAACCGCCGCTGCAGAGCGTGACGAGCGTGAAGTACACGCCGAAAGGGGCGGCGCAGGCGACGCTTTCGACGGGCGTGTATCAGGTTGTTAGTGTGGATGAGCCTGGGCGAATCGTGCTGCGTCCCGATCAGATGTGGCCGAGCGACGAGCTGGATGTTGGTCTGCCGATCGTGGTGCGTCTTGTATGCGGGTATGCCGAGGAGGACGAGGTCCCGGCGGGCGTGCGGCAGGCGATGCGGTGGCTGGTTGGCCACATGAACGAGAACCGTGAGGCGGTGTCGATGCTGAATGTGCCTCCGGTCGTGATGCCGTTGGGGGCGCGGTGGGCGCTGGACCCGCATCGGTTCCGGTACGTCTGGTAAGAGGGAACATGGGATGGCGGTCGAGCAGGTGTTGGAGAAGGAACTGCTGGCAAATGCCGGAGTGGCTACGCTGGTGGGAACGCGCATTCACCCGCAGGTGGCGCCGCAGGGGACTGCGCAGCCCTATGTGACCTACGAGATGGTGTCGTCCAACCCGCAGCACGACCACAGCGGGGCAGCTGGGCTTTGGGCCGTGCGCCTTTCGTATCTGTGCCATGCGCAGACATATGCAGGGGCGAAAGCGGTGGCGGCGGCGATCCGCTCAGCCCTGGATGGGCGGCGCGGGACGATCCAGGGCGAGGCTGTGAAGGGCATCCTTGAGAGCGAAGAGGCCAACGCGGGATGGGACGAGGTGACGCGATTACATGTGATAGCGATTGATTTTCTGGTGTGGTTCTGATGAATGAGTTTGGGAGAGAAGGGGTGGGGAAATGGCGAAGTATGCGGCATTTGGCACAACGTTGAAGATCGGCGGGACGGCGGGGACGGCCGTGATCAACATCGAGAGCATCGAGGGGCCAGAGGCGTCCGTAGAGATGCTGGACATGACGGCTCACGATTCGGGCTCTGCCTACCGCGAGGTGCGGCCGAGTTTCATCGATGCGGGCGAGATCACGCTGCGCATTCAGTGGGACCCGAACGATGCTACGCACAAGAACGCGGCGGGCGGTCTTCGGTATCTGATGTTGCAGCGGGCGAGCAGTTCGTTTGCAATCTCCTACCCGACAACGCCGGTGACCCACGACGTGTTCACGGCGTATGTGACGGGGTTCACGCCGAGTGCACCGTTTGACGACAAGCTGACGGCGGAAATCACGCTGCAGATCAGCGGCGCGCCGACGTTGGCGTAACGGCACAACTGCAAGACGCAGTGACGCCCAGGCGCAGTGGGGCGCAGAGAACAACAACGACACGGGTTCAGTGAGTGGGGAGAGGCATGGGCGACGCGAAGAAGTTTGTGGGGAAGGCGGCAATCCTGGCGGCGCAGGACCTGCCAGTTGAGGAAATTGAAGTGCCCGAATGGGGAGGTTGGGTACGCATCAAGACGCTGACGGCTGCGGAGCGCGATACGTTCGAGGGAGAGATCGTACAACGCAACGGGCGCGATGTACGAACCAATGTGCGAAACATCCGGGCGAAGTTGGTGGCGGCAACTCTGGTCGACGAAGGCGGGCGCGCGCTCTTCACGCTGGGCGATGTGGAGGCGCTGGGACAAAAGAGCGCGCGGGCGCTGGACAGGATATTCGCCAAGGCGTCCGAGTTGGCCGGCATGCGCGAGAGCGACGTGCAGGAGCTGGCGGAAAATTTCGCCGAGACCCCCGCCGGCGACTGATCTTTCGCCTGGCGCTTGCGCTCGGGCGCACGGTACGCGAGTTGCTGCCTGCGCTTACTGAGCGGGAGTTGACGGAATGGGCCGCGTTCGATCTGGTGGAGCCGATTGGGGGACGGCGAGGAGACTACCAAGCGGCAGTGGTGGCGAGCACGATTGCGGCGGTGAACCGGCGCAAGGGCGGCAGGAACTTGTCACTGGATGATTTTGTCCCCGAGTACGGGAAACCGAAACGAGAGATGGCGCTCTCGGACTGGCTGGACAGGCGACTCGCCGAGCAAGGGCAATCATCCGATGCAGCGGAACGAGCAGGCGAGAGGGCGACCGACCGTGGCCCCGATTCTTCTTCGAGCGGAGAAGGGATAGAGGAGGAGAGGAATGCGAGCGGGGCGATTGCGGAAGCGGGTGGAGGTGCAGACAAAGAGCGCGGCGGCGAACGATTACGGGGAGATGGTGGAGACGTGGTCGACGACTGCGACGGTGTGGGGGAGCCTGGAGGCGCTGCTGACAGGGACGCGTGAGGCGTTTGCGCAGATGGGAGACCAGGTGCAGGCGCGGGTGAGTTATCAGTGCCGGATGCGGCATCGGGCGCTGTCGCCGGCGGCAAACAGGCTGATGATCGAGGGGCGCACATATGAGGTGGTGGGTGTGATGGACCCGGACGGGCGGGGGGCAGAGCTCCTCGCCTTGTGTTACGAGATTCAGACGTGACAGCAGCTACGTAACGCAAAGGCGCGAGGGGAGCAAGGGACGCCGGCAGGGGTGCGGGTATGTCGAAATGGGTGGGTGGAGCAATCACGATCGAGGGGATGGACGAGGTGCTGCGTGAGCTGCAACGGCGCGGGGTGGACGTCGTCAAGGGGGCCGAGCAAATCTTCGATGCGGGGGCAGAGGTGGTACAGGAAGGGATTCGTGCACGAGCGCCCGGAAGGCTGGCGGCGGCGACGACACGCGAAACGAAGGTGCGCGGGGGGACGAGAATCGCGGTCGACGTCGGCGTGCAGAAGAAGTTGAACTACCTTGCGCGCTTCCTCGAGTTTGGGACGAAGGCGCATGCGATCGAGCCACGGCGGCGGAAGCGCGGGCGAAAGGCTGCATTGAGCATCCCCGG